AGCGTTCAACTTCCGGTTTCAAGGGAGAATGTGACGGGTAACTGCACGGCTAATAACAGGTTCTTAACCACGCCTACAGACTGGCTTGCTACGTTTTCATTAGCCCGGATTGATCCAAGTGGGTCGCAAGAATACTTGTTGAACAAAGATGTTGAGTTTATTCGGGAGGCTTTCCCAATTCCTACCGACACAGGTGCTCCTACTCATTATGCTATTTTTGATGAGAATACATTTATTCTTGGGCCAACCCCTGATGCGGATTACAACATGGAGTTGCATTACTACGCTTATCCAGCGTCTATTGTTACGTCCGGTACAACTTGGCTTGGTACTAACTTTGACTCGGCGCTTTTGTATGGATCGTTACTTGAAGCCTATGCCTTTATGAAGGGCGAGAAAGATGTTAACGACAACTATATTGCTCGTTACAATGAAGCACTTGCCACGTTGAAACAACTTGGTGAAGGCAAAAACCGTCAAGATATGTATAGAACCGAACAAGCGAGGTATCCAGTCCGATGAGCACTATGAGCGAAGTAGCCTTTCTTTTAGGGGGCGCAAATGTCAAGGTTCTTACAACGCAAGGGCGAGGGTTTACCCCAGAGGAAGTTGCAGAACGGGCTTTGGATAAAATTATTTCTGTAGGTTCACAAACGCATCCTGCCATTCGGGATCAGGCAGAGGCGTTTAAAGATCAAATCCGTCAGGTTTTGGTGTTTTATATGAAGGAAGCCATTAAGTCGCACCATACGACGTTGGCTATCAAGTTCAGGAAAGCAGGACATCCTGAGTTTATTAAACTTTTAGATGAATAAAGGAGCCTAATATGGCTATCACGCAAGCAATGACAACCTCGTTTAAGGCACAACTTTTGTTGGCTGTACACGATTTCCGTCCCTCAGCGGACACCGGAGCAGATGTTTTTAAACTTGCTCTGTACACATCCTCAGCAACATTGGATGCCAACACAACTGCTTACACCGCTTCTAACGAAGTAGGTACTTCTGGTACTAACTATACGGCTGGTGGACAAGCACTAACTAACACGGGTGTAACGGCAACCAACATTAACGCCAACACTGGTACAGGCTTTACTGACTTTTCCGATGAGACCTTCACGAACGCCAACTTCACGGCTCGTGGTGCGCTGATTTATAACAGCACTCCTTCGGCAAACAGCAATGCTAATACCACACTGACCAATGCATCGGTTTGTGTGTTGGACTTTGGTGCAGACAAAACGGCTTCGGACGGTGACTTCACCATCATCTTCCCAACCAATGACGCATCAAACGCAATTATTCGTATTGCTTAATTAACAAACCTTCCCTAAAGGACACATCATGGCTGGTTGGAGCATAGGTCCTTATGGGGAAGGTGATTTTGGTGTAGGTAATCCAAATGTTCTAGTAAATGTTACCGGTGTTCAAGCCGTTGGCGCAGTTGGACAGGTTGGATTTAGTGTTTATGCAAATGTCCTGCCCACTGGAGTAGATGCTTCTGCGTTATTAGATCCGGTAGGAGTTGCTGCGGGTGCTGAGATTGAGCCTGCTGGATTTCAGGCTGAAGTAGAACTTGGACAAGAAACCGTAACTGCTGGTGCTAATGTATTTCCGGCAGGTGTTGAAGGGGTTGGAGAAACTGGGGTTGCTTCGTCTGCTATTTCAGCAAACGTATACCTAACTGGAGTACAAGGTGCTGGCGCAATAGGTGAGGAAGAGGAAGAATTTGCCTATTACGTTACTGGAGTACAAGGTTCTGGAAGTGTAGGAACAATAAAGACTAGCACCGATGTTAACTACATCGGTTGGGGTTCGGGGCCGTGGAGCCGTGGCGCTTGGGGCGCAGACTTTACTGGGTTTAACGTAGATCCCGTAACCGCTACTGGTCAAGTTGGTTCTGTTGCAATTCGTACTCTTGCTAATGTGTTCCCAGTTGGCGTTGAAGGTGATGGTCAACTTGGTGAGGAAGAAGTAAGTGCCGCAGCCAATGTACAACTTACTGGGGTTCAAGCAGCGGGGTTAGTAGGCAATGTTGTAGCAAGTATTCCTAAAAATGTACCTGTAACAGGGGTTGAAGCCACTGGGCAAGTTGGAACTGTACGGGCTACTGTTGGGTATCGTGTGTCTGGGGTTCAGGGTACTGGGCAGGTTGGAAATGAGACTGTTGTTACCACAGCCAATGTTCGACTTACTGGAGTAGATGCTTCTGCATTACTTGATCCGGTAGGAGTTGTCGCAGGCTCCGAAGTAGAACCTGCTGGATTCCAAGTTGAGGTTGAGTTAGGGCAAGAGTTTGTAACTGCCGGTGCTAATGCACCTGTTACTGGGGTTGAAGGCTCTGGGGAAACCGGCTCTGTAACAATAATTACTAAAGCAAATGTATACCCCATAGGGGTAATTGGGACGAGTCAGTTAGGTCAAGAAGAAGTAGAAGGTAGTGCGTTAGTACCGGTAACTGGGGTTGTAGGAACCTCAGCGCTTGGGCAAGTTACTACCAAGACAGTTAATTTTATACCGCTCACAGGTCAGCAGGCGACAGGTTCAGTAGGCAGTGTTGTAGTAAGAATTTCAAAAGTAGTGGCTGTAACGGGGGTTCAAGGACAAGGACGTGTTGGGAAAGTACTGATTTGGAGTAAAATTAACCCCAATCAGAACCCCAACTGGATACCGGTTAATGATGTACAAACACCAAATTGGTTGCCCATAGCGGCTTAATTTAAGGAGCAAAAAATGGCAAGTACGTATAGTAATTTAAAAATTCAACTTATGGCTACGGGTGAAAACTCAGGCACATGGGGTAACGTCACTAATGACAATCTAGGGGTGGCAATTGAGCAGGCACTTGTAGAAACAGCAACAGTTACATTTGCAAGCGCTAACGTCACCCTAAGTCTAACTAATACCAATGCCGCACAAGATGCTCGTGCGTTAAGACTTAACTTAACAGGAACCACGGGTGGCGCTCGTGATCTTATCGTTCCAGCAATTCAAAAGCCCTATATCGTTAACAATGGTACGGCTGACACTATTACGGTCAAAGTCTCCGGTCAGACAGGTGTTGCGGTTCCCGCTGGACGGTCTTATTTGCTTTACAACAACGGCACAGATGTAGTAAATGCTCTTGAAGGTATATCGGTGGTTTCCGGTGGAACCGGGCTTGAGACTTTGACCGCTGAAAGTGTTGTGATCGGTAACGGTACAAATGCCGTTAAATTTGTAGCCCCCGGTTCATCTAGTAACGTGCTTACATCTAATGGTACTGCTTGGGTTTCACAAGCCGCAGCGACAACCACTAACGCAAGTGCTCTTACTACTGGTACTACAGCAGTAAACGTAGGTGGTACAGGGCAGACTACATATACAAACGGACAGTTATTGATTGGTAACACCACTGGTAATACGCTTACTAAAGCTACATTGACTGCTGGTACGGGAGTTACAATTACTAACGGCGCTGGTTCAATTACTATTGCCGCTTCCGGTGGTGGTGGTCTTTCATCAGACGTAGATTTGTTTTCCTCTCCCGGCAGTTTTACAACCCCAGCTAACACTAATGTTATTTTAGCCTATGTACAAGGTGCGGGTGGTGGCGGGGGCGCATCCGGAACTCTCTTTGGTAGAAACGGTGGTACTGGCGGTGCAGGTGCTTTAGGAGTTGCTTTTTTACCAGTAACAGCCAGCACTCCTTATCCGGTAACTATTGGGACTCAAGGGAATGGTGGCACCTATGACCCCGGTAATAATGATGGAAATCCCGGCAATGCGGGTAATGTAACTTCTATTGGTAATCTAATGACTTCTAACGGAGGAGGAGGGGGCACCGCTGGTAGCACTGTTAACGGCCCTCCCGGCGCTAATGGCAATGTACCTGCATCTCAAATACCTGCTCAATTTGGTGCGGGTGCCGCTGTTTTTTCACCAAACGCTGGTGCGGCTGGAAACGGAGGAAATCCCTCTCAACCCTTCCCCGGACAAGCGGGTGGTCCCGGGCGAATTCTTATATTTTACTAATATACAGGATATACCATGAAAAAAGCACTTATAGACTTAGAATCAAAACTTGTTGTGCAAGTAGAAGATGTGATGTTTGATGTGGCATCTAGTCATATGTGGGTAGATTGTCCCGATAACATCGTAAGTCATAGATATACCTATGAAAATAACCAATTTATTCTAATCCCTGAACCTACCTCAGAGCCCTTAACTGCTGAAGAAGTTAGAAAAATTCGTAATAATTTATTAACAATGTCTGATTGGACACAATTACCAGATTCTCAAGTAAACAAACAGTCTTGGGCTAGCTATCGTCAATCTTTAAGGGATATAACTAATCAATCAGGGTTTCCTGAAAATGTAACTTGGCCCACACGACCATAAAAATAATAAGGATATTTTATGTGCGAATCCATGACTCAACTTCAGATACAAGGCTATTCGCATCTTTCTAATTTTCTTAACAAAAATAGTTGTGCGGAGTTAACAGAAGAATTAAAGAGGCTTATTGCTGAAGAAAAAACTACTAAAGACCCCCAATGCCCTTTATCTGAAGCCGTTCATGGAGCACCCATTTTTGACTCTTTATTAGAGCAACTCCTGCCTAATTTTGAAATTGCATCCGGTAAAAAACTTTACCCTACTTATGCTTATGCCCGTCTTTATGCTCCCGGGGAAGAATTAAAGATTCATACGGATCGTCCGTCTTGCGAGATTAGCGCTACCCTAACTCTTGGTTTTGAAGGTAATGTTTGGCCTATCTACATGGGGGATTGCGACGAAACTAAATCTTTAGAAAAACTAATTGATATGGAAGGTTTTGAGCGTTGGGTAAAAAATGTATCTCGTATAGATATGAATGTTGGTGACGCCATTATTTATAAAGGCCAAGAAAAACTTCATTGGCGGGAACCATATAAAGAGGGTCAGTGGCAAGCCCAAGTTTTTTTACATTACGTAGATGCTAATGGCCCTAACGCAGAATGGAAATACGACAAACGTAAAAAATTATCACATCATTCAAGTGATGTTTTATATTGGTATTTTACTGATGCTTTTTCGTTGGAAGCAGCGCAAAGGGTTACCAAGGGAGCAGAAATATTAGATAAAGAAGATGCTAAAATTGGTTTAGGTTCAAAAGGTGTTGTAGACAAAAAAATTAGGGATGTTAAAAAAATACAGTTACCTTCTTGGAACGGCCTTGGTGCACAGATGGCTGGGATGGCATTAGAAGCAAATAGACAGGCTTGGAAATTTGATATTACCCACGCTAATCAATGTGATTATCTTATATACGATATTGATGGGCATTATCATGCTCACACAGATACAACAATGGATCCCACTGAAATAGAATGTAGGAAGTTAACTGTTCTTGCTTTTTTAAATGATGACTTTGAAGGGGGCCGTTTATTTTTACAAAGTGGGTCTGAAAAGACTTATCCACCACAAAAACCCGGTTCCGTTTTAGTTTTCCCTTCTTTTATTATGCATGGAGTTGAGCCGGTTATAAAAGGTATAAGAAGATCAGTTGTAACTTGGATGGTAGGCCCTTGGTTTAAATAAGGATAAAAAATGTCTGAAATGTCAGAACAAATACAATTAGATCAAAGAGTAGTTGATTATAGATTAGGAAATTTTGTAGGTATTTTTAAAAATGCTTATACAAAAGAATTTTGTGAGAATGTAATTAAACACTATGAAGATATGGTTTCTTCCGGACACGGGAAAACTCGGTTTGAATTTGAAAATGCTTTAAAAACTTATAAAGATGATACCCAAGTTTTTTCTGATGAAGTTGACTACATACCACTTCGTAAATCAACAAAAGAATTTAACGAGCTTTTTTGGGGTAAATTTTTTCCTATTTACGAACAAGAATACTCTTCTTTGAAAGATTCTGGGAGGCACTGTAATTATTCTTTTAAAATACAAAAAACCAAAATAGGTGGTGGGTATCATGTTTGGCATTATGAGTCAGGTGATAGAGGATATTCACATAGACTTCTAACTTGGATTCTTTATCTTAATGATGTGCATGAGGGTGGGGAAACTGAATTTCTTTACCAGCATATGAGAGTTAAACCCGAGCAAGGAACACTTGTAATTTGGCCCGCTGCATTTACGCATACTCATCGTGGAAACCCTCCACTAAGTAATGAAAAGTATATTGTCACCGGTTGGACAGAATTTTAAGGAGCCACAATGAAAACAGTAATTGAAGCGCATAAGGTAGACGGGGTAAAAGTCTGCAAGTCAGAAGAAGTCCATGTCTGTGCCGCTTGTGGATACGATTTAGATGAGGCTGAGTTGGCGGCTGATACTTGCTCTGACTGCGGCGCACCCCTAAAGTTAAGAAAGTCCGTATCTGTATGGGCTACATCAGTACCAAAAGCCGGTGCTAAAACTTGGGGTCAAACTTAGAAAATGACCACTATTGCTGCTAAGTTTTCTACGGGAGAGATTGCCGCAGACAGCATGGTAAGCGGTGATGATAGTTTTTACTTAGTAGAAAAGTTACGGCAGGGCAAGGATTGTATTTACGGTGCCTGTGGTGACTGGGACAAGATTCTAAAGTTTTATCAGGTAATGGAAGCCGGTGGTGATTTGGATTCCGATACCGAGGTTACGGTGCTTGCTATAAAGCACGATGGCTTGTGGATATATGAGAGTTCAATCATTCCGGCAAAAATTAAGAATGATTTTTGGAGTATAGGTACAGGAGCCAACTTTGCCATAGCGGCGATGCATTTAGGGGCTTCTCCAAAGGAAGCAGTTGAGATTGCTTGTTTATATGACTCAAGTTCGTATGGCCCGATTGATGCAATAAAACTACCAAGGAAACCCCGTGGCGTTAAAAAGAGTATCTGACGAAGAGATCATTACCTCAATGAAAAGGTTTGGCAGC